AACCAAGCTAAATGGCAAGCCGCTAAAGTGTATTGTGAAGGCAACGATTTAGAGTTTAAAATCTTTACTGAAAAAGACATAGGTGTCTATAGTTAATATAAATATAGACAATGGTTTCAATACTAGATAAATTAGCTAATAAACAAGGCGATACTACAAAGTCAGCAAGTTGGTATAAGAATGCTGTACAGTCTATTGGTCAAAAGATAAGTGCTAATAAATTAATGGCACAAGGAACATTGACTGCACGACCTAATATAGGATTATTAAATTTATTCTTTTATGACCCAAAGTATAAAGAAACGTTACCATACTATGATACTTTTCCTCTTGTGTTACCATTAGAAGGAATTAAAGGTGGTTTTAGTGGATTAAACTTTCACTATCTAGCACCTGGCGCAAGATTAAGGTTATTAGAACAAATGCAAAGATACGCTACAAATAAAGATTTATCAAAGGCAAGATTTGATGTAAGTTGGAGTCGTGTCAAGTCTATACCATTATCAAAAGCAACAATTAAAAAGTATTTGTATAAACACGTAAGGTCAAGTTTTTTAAGAATTGATTTACAACAGGCCGCTATTGCTTGTTATTTACCAGTACAACAGTTTCAAAAAAGGCCTGCTAGTTCTGTATATGCAGCTTCAAGGAGTTTTATCTAATGGCAATATTAAGAGGTGGAGTTCGTATTGGTGGTTTTGATATACGTTTAGGTTTACCACGTGACCGTTCTTTAGATAATGTTGAAGGCGATCCACGTTTTAGACAAAAGGCCGGCGGCAATCCTGAAACCACAATGGGCCGTGTACAGGCATATGTTAACGAAGCAGAAGGATTTGCTCGTAAGGCAAGATTTTACGTAGAGTTTTTTTTACCTAGAGTTGAAGATGGTCCTTCTAAACCTGCACCAACATTGAGCGGTGTAGCAAGAGAAGGTCAAGGTAAAGATACAATTACTATAAATGACATAAATTTATCAACTGCAGCTCAAGAACAGTTGACAACATTTTCAACACAACAAGAAGTAAATTCGATACACGCAGCTAATGGTCGTAGAGTAAGAGCATTTTGTAATGCAATAGAAATGCCTGATCGTACAATAGAAACAAAAGAAATACGTCATCACGGTCCAGCATATAAATTAGCATTTGATTATAAATCTGCTGACATCACAGCAACATTTTATTGCGATAAATTTTTAAGAGAAAGATCATACTTTGAAACTTGGCAAGCGGCCGTTTTCAGTACAAAATCACATAATTATAATTTTTATGATAACTACGTATCTGATATAAACATATTTCAATTAGGACAATTCGCTAGTCGTAATGAAAGAGATGATATTACCTACGCTGTTAAGTTATTTGATTGTTTTCCTAAAGTAATAGGACCTGTTGCATACTCATACGATACTAATGCTGTACAAACATTTCAAGTAACATTTACATTTAGATATTGGGTAAATTACTTCTTAGAAAAATCAGGCAATATAGAATTAGGTTCACCAAACTTTAGATCAGTTGATGTTAAAAGTGGTCTTGGAGCTTTTGGTGGCATACTAAATAAATTACCACCAGAGTTAAGACGTGCTGGTGTTGATGTATTACAAGGACTAAAAAGACGTATACCAATCGGTGGTATTACAGGTGGTCGAGTGTTTCCTCCATTTGGCAATTTTCCACCACTTAATTTATAATATAAGGAGATAATTATGGCTTTACCAAAAGTTGATGTGCCGACATATCAATTAACACTACCATCAGAAGAAAAGATATTATATATTGCACAAGAAACAGGTGAAAATAGAGAAATGATAAACGCATTAAAAGAAGTGGTTAAAGCGTGTACTTTTGATGTATTAAACGTAGATCGTTTACCTATATTTGATATTGAATATATATTTTTACAAATAAGAGCTAAATCAGTATCAGAAATTACCAAGTTCAAAACAATTTGTCCTGATGACGGAAAAACTTATGTTGAAACAGAAGTTGATTTAACAAAAGTTGAAGTACAGGTAGATGATAGTCACACAAATAGAATTATCATAGACCCTAAAAGAGATTTAGGTGTTGTACTAAGATACCCTACATTGAAAAACTATGATGTGGGTACAGGTATTAAAAATTTTGAAATTGAAGAAGTTTTTACAGTTTTAATAGATTGTATTGACCACATTTTTGAGGGAGATAAAATATATCCTGCAAAAGATACAACAAAAACAGAATTAAAAGAATTTGTAGAAAATTTACCACAAGAAGCTTTTGCTAATATTAGAGTGTTTTTTGATACAATGCCTAAATTAAGGCACGAAATTGAAGTAACTAATCCTAATACTGGTAAGGTAAATAAGGTGATGTTACAAGGTATCGCAGATTTTTTCGGATTAGCCTCGCCCACAACACGCTAGAGGCATACTTCGAAACTAATTTTGCATTGATGCAACATCATAAATATTCATTAACTGAAATTGAAAATATGATACCGTGGGAACGTGACATTTATATATCGTTATTAGTAACTTATATTAAAGAGGAAAACGAAAGAAGAAAAAGGGATAGTAAATGAGTACACAGAATAAAGAAACAGATTTTAATACTAAGTGGCGACCTGCTATGGGCTGGTTGTATCTGGCCGTTTGTGCCTTTGATTTTGTTATATTTCCTATATTATGGAATTTTGCTCAAGCAACATATTTAAAAACAGTTGTGTTTACACAATGGAATCCATTGACATTACAAGGCGCTGGTTTCTTTCATATTGCAATGGGTGCCGTACTAGGTGTAACAGCATATGGTAGAACACAAGAAAAAATTGAAACTAAAAAGATTGAAGCAAATAAGATAAAAATTAATTTAGACGAAGAACAAATAGGGTAATAAATGGACGAAATTAAAAAAGACCAATTAAAACCTTATGTTGTATTAGGCACAGGTTCTCTTAAAAAAATGGAGAAGTCTTTTGAAAAATTAGCAAAACAAAATAGTCAATTTGCTGATAGTTTTGATAACGTCAAACAAGATGTTAACAATATAGAACAAAAATTACCACAATTAACTGCAATCAAAAAAGCATCTGAGGCGATGGGTAGCGCCTTAACATCAAAACAAGCAAAAGGCTTGATGGATAGTATTAAAACTAATGTTATAGATCAAACACAAAAAGTTAAAACACAAGTTATGAGTCTTTTTGCACCTTTAGATGTGGAAATAAAACAAACAATAGATTTATTAACTTCAAATCAAGAAGTCAATCAAGACAAAGCTTTAGAAAGAATGGAAAAGCTTAGAAAAGGAATGGGTATAGATTTTGAAAAAGTTGCTGAAGCTATGGGTCAAAATGTTCGAGAATTAATTGCTCAGCGTCAATTTTTAAAAGAACAAAGAAGGCAGGAAGAACAAATAGAAGAAGAAAAAAAGGAAAATAGTTTAAAAATAAGAGATGAATTAAGAGAAAGAGGTATCAATACTTATCTTGATAAACAAACGAATACTCTAAAAGTGATGACTTTAAAAGATGAAAAAGCATTTAAAAACCAAATTATAAGCGATGAAAAAAGATTAAAACAATTAGAAAAAGAATATTTAACTGAAACAAAAGAAATACAAAAAAATGGTTATAAGAATGAAGAACAAAAAAAAGAAAATAATAATAAAGCTTTATTGATTTTAGATTTAAATAAAGATATAGAAAAGAGAAAAGAAGAAGCAAATATAAAACCTAAGGAAAATGTTCGTGGTTTCTTTGCTGACACTTTTGGTCAAGCTGGTAATATTTTAAAAACCACTTTTCAGGAAATAGGACAAATGGGTAGTTCCCTAATGAAAGGCTTTAAAAATTTACCTAGTACAATTGGTAGTTTTGCTAAAGGATTAGGTAAAGCTGCATTAGGTATTGGTATATTTGCTATAAAAGCTATGTTAGTAGTAGCGGCAATTTTACTGTTTGTATACATAATATATAAAATTATAGGAGCTATTAAAAAAGTTATTAATTTTATAAAAAACTTAAATCCTTTTAGAAGTAAAAAAGATAAGGAAGCTGATAAAGCAGAAGGAGCAACTGATGGAGTAACACCTGCTGATGCTCCTAAATCTCCTGATGTCGGTAATAATTCATCAACAAGTACTGATAAATCAATAACTAATAATATTAATAATACAAATACCAGTAACACAGCTGAAGAAAATAAAAATATAAGTGAAGGAGATAGAATTACTCCTCCAGGTATTGTACCTATAAGACCTACTAGAATACAACCTATACCAAGACGACAAGAAAATGTAAATCAAATGAGTTCTGATTTAGCATCTTCAAAAGGTGCCATTACAAATCAAGTTATTGCACCTGTTTCAAATAATAATGTTACAAATAGTAATACCACGCAAAGTATATCAATGGTGCCTGTAAATCAAGATCGTTCTTTTATTAATTTAAATTCAGTGCCGATTTAAACAGTGGCCATTTCTGGCCACCGTCAAAGTTATGAGTAAAGAGAGAGATTACTCGTCATCCGCCAATTTACTAAAGTAAGACAACGTATCGTCATCATCACTAGCGGCTGGAGTAGTTTTACCATTACTTTTTACTGCACCATTTGTCTTAGCCGATGGGAGATCAGCAGATTCAATAGTAGCAGTATTTCTAGTTCCCGTAATAACCCTATTCAGTTTCTCTTTGAGTTCATCATAGGATTTAAAATTACTAGGGGCCAAGAAAGGTGTAAGAGCATATTGTTTTGACCATATTGCTTTGATTTTTTCATCATTGTCAGCAATGGCGGCAACAGGCTCAAATTCAGACTTATCATAGTTCCAGTAACCATCTACTTTTCTAATTTTTAGTTTAAAGTTTGCACCTTTCCAAAAATCAAATGGGTTAATGGCTGCTTCATCTTCAAATGCTGGTTGCATTGCTTCAGTAATCTTAT